GTATCCTCTGTCTTAAAAATTGCCATTTACAATTTCTCCATTTAAATGTTATATTTTAAAAGAAAAAGTTTTATTTCAAAATGTTGTCTACCATACTTCCAAGAAATTCATCTTGTTGGTTTTCAGAGGCACCACCTTGTAATACCTTCTTGCGAAGGTTGTCAGCTTTTTCTTTAGCCTTTGCATTTTTGTTAACAGATTTGGTAGCTTTAACACTTTTAACAGGAGCCTTCTTCCGCTTAGTAACGGCAGATTTTTGACCATCTTTTAAAGTTTTGTAATCGTACATAAGTGCAATTACTGACGGATCAACTACTTCAGCAAAGTCTGGGAGACCTAAATCTCTTACAGCCCAATTTACAACTTCATCGTAGGTTTTTTCCCAACCCGGAAGTTTACTGTTTAACTGATCTACCGCTTGTTCCTTGTAAGCTTGGAGATTAGCGTCATAAGACATTTGTTGCTCATTTTGAGCTTCTTTTTGAAGCTGATTAGCTTTAGTCTTAGTCTCCTGTATCTCTTTTGCTTTAACTCTACGAGCTTCTTGCCATTTAGGCAATTCGTACATATCGTCATCAGCAATAAGCTGTTGGATTTTTCTATCATACGCAGCTAATTGCCTTTCTTCGGCATCTACTGTTGTACTTAGAAGTTTAGCGTTTTCTTCTTTAAGAGCGGTTGACTCTTGTGCTAGTGCTTGTGCTACTTTTAACTGTTCACTTGCATCTATGGACTTTTTGTTGGCGTGAGCAGCTGTTTGATAACCACGGATCAACTCTTGCATAGTAACCTCAGACTCTTCACCATCTATCTTAATTGGCACTAAGTAGTCTAAGTCTAATTCAGAATCTTCCTCTGAACCATCTTCAGGTAGGTCTTCACCATCATCTTCTAGTTCTTCTGTCTCTTCTTCCTGCTCCTCTCCCTCTAGTTCTTCAGTCTCGTCTGATTTGGCATCGTCACTTTCCTCTTCAGCTTCCTCTGTGTCATCCACTTCTTGCTCCGGTAGATCTTCTTCTTCAAAAAAATCGCCTGCAAGGGCATCTAACATCTCATCTTCAGATAAACCTTCGTTCACATCCGTTTGGGTAGTTTCATTTGGCATCTTATTAATCCTCCTAGATTAATTACTTTTTAGCTTTAGTCGGAACTTTAGCTGTTTTTAATTTTGCTTCGACACGGTCCATGACCATCTCTATAGCATTAAGTTGTTCTACTAACTGTCGTACCATTATTCCACCACGGGAAGCTCTGATATCTCTCATAACATTTTTGTGTTGTATCTCAAAAATTTCTAAATCATTAGTTAGTACTTGTTTTTCTTCAGTTGTCATTTGGAATCCTCCATCTCCTTGTTATATGCAACATTGTCACCTAAAGTGGCGACAGACTCTATCTCTCTTTTAACATCAGTGAGACCTACAATAGTATTATACAATCTTTCTCGCAAGTCCCCTTGTTGTGGCTCTGTACTAGCCCACATGTTTTGATATTTTAGTCTAACTCTGCTAAACATTTCATCAAAAACTTTATTTTCGACAATAAGTTTAGCATGTTGACCAAATTCTACATCATCCATAATCTCCTCCTAGATTAATTATCCAATTTTAGTAGGCTCACCAAGCTCAAGTTCTAGTTGTAACTCAGCAGCATCTTTAGTCTTCTGATACTCAAACTTTTCTCTATCAAGTTCCATATCAGCTTGTTTCTTTTCAATGTCAGCCATTTGTTTTTGAAGCTGAAGCATTATCTTTTGCTGCTCTACTTGATCTTCTTTAGCTGCTTGCTCTTGTCCTTGCTGGGCTTGTTGCATAGCTGCTTGGGTTTGCTGTTGCCCTTGTGGTGTTTCAGGATCAACAATAAAGTCTACCCAATTATCAACACCCATTGACTCAAGCAATTGTTTTGCTATTGTAAAAGGAGCTTTTGGATTTATAATACCTTTTGACTCAGGAGATTGATACAACATAGGCATAACCTGTTGAGCCATCATCATCATGTTCTCTTGTGTATTAGCAGAACTGTTAGCCCCAACATCTATATCAACTGTTAAGCTATCTAGCGGTATAAGAGACTCAGGTGTTATATTATAATAACTGTAATCTCTCAATATCGAATCTGAATTGTCTAGTATAAGATCATAAACACCTTTACATAGCTCTTTAAATCCAGTTTCGGCAAACCTGCGTGCAACATATGATATGCGTTTTTGAGACGCTTGCTCCACCATTGCAATTTTACCTGCTGAGTTTCCTGAGTCAAATAATTTCTCATTTACACCCTGAGCGGCTCTGGTCATACCAGTAGCCATTTCTTTTTCGGTGTTCATGTATTCTAACAAAGAAAAGGTAGACGGTGCTAGTTGAGCTGGCACCAAAGTATGCACAGAAGACATCGGAGACCCATTAGTTGGGATAATCTGATGTGGTTCAGGACTTTGTAGTGCTCTAAAGTCTACCGTATTTGGATCTGCTAATGTTCTTCCATAATTAGACAGATATACGTTCTCAATCATACCNCTTGTTATAGTAGTCTTGATCTCAGTTGCACTTTTAGTTGCATCTGCTATCGACATACCATAAAAAGAGTAAGGTATTTCAATTGGGTTTAAAGAGGCTAAAGGTATACTATCAGCATACTCTTCTAGTAATACTTCTTCACCTACTGTTATAAATCTTTTTAATTCAGCAACTCCATCACCGTCTCTATCGACTTTAATCCAAGATTCGGTAACAATTACTTCTCTATTTGCAACTCCCATAAAATCTTCATGGAAGTTTTGTTCTACTTCGTTTATAGATTGTCTTATAGACGACTCATAGTCAAAACTAAAATTATTAGATTCAACTCCTGCGCCAATATCATCATCAACATCAAAACCCATCTCCCTGAGTTCAGACAATGTCATTTCTGTTTGTATTCCTACAAAATTTGCACTTTCAATATCTGTAGCGCCTCTGTTGATCATAAAAGATTCGGGCGGTATGTTTTCAAGACAAACTTTAGATTTGTCAACTTCTTTTCTTACAGACACATATTCGTAAACTTCTTCTCCGGTTTCTGGATCTACACCCTCCCCTACTCTAATTTCAATTACTTCTACATCACCTTCAGCTAATATAGCGTCAAGCTCTAATATAGAAATATTTTCATATTCTTCTACTTTAGTGCTAGAATAATTTTCCCATTTCCATCTTATAACTGCATTTTTAAAAAGCAGAGATGCTTTAATCCAAGTGTTAAGTTGTACCCAACCGTTATTTTTAGTAAAAATACAATGATTAGTAAGCTCAGACGCAAGACCTGCAGCTACTGTTTGGCTTGGATCTGACGGATTAAACTTTGCAATTTTACTGTTAGAAAGCATTAGTTCAGATATAACAGCTAAATAAGAGTCTACAATTTCCATTGTATCTGAAGTAACAACTTTAGAGACCCCTTGTGGGTGCAAGTTCCCTTTAGGTTGTTGCGTATAATAATTTATAGCCGCTTCTCGTTGCTCTTGCAACTCAGAACCAGACGAAAAGCTACCTACCGCTTGTGTAATCGAGTCATTAATAATACTCGTTATTTGTTCGTCAGTAACTTTTTTGTTTTTCTTATCCATAATTAAATCCAATTAGTTTGTCTTTCAGGAATATACACACTATCAAATCCTACTCTACTTGTGCTTAGTCTATTAATATGTGTTCTGTAAACCTCTGCAGCAATTGCAAGAGACATTACAGTATCATCTGTAGATCCCTTTGACGCATTAGTTTTACCTTTATCATCTGACACATAATCTCTAAGTTCATTAACAACGTCTGTAGACCATATAGCAAGTTCGTCATTATCAATCCAATTTTTTAAGTTTGATATTATAGCTGGTTTAGAAGCACTTGTAGTTCTAAAACCAAGTCTAACACCATCCTCATCTGTAAGATTAGCAATTTGAGTTTGATAATATAAATTAACGTATTTCATTTCCTTAAGTTTTTGAAGAGTAGAAACTCCCATAGAGTTTGACTCTACAGCAAGAAGAGCATTATTAAAATACCTTCCTAAATAAAATAAATCTCTACCAAAAACAGCCGGATCAACATGGTTGTCTCTATAGACAGCAACTACTTGCCTGTCTTTATTTAAAACAATTGCAGCTGAGTAATCTTGACCAACGCCTAATGAAACGTCAGCTCCAATAATAAACTTTTCATCAAAACCCGGAGACTCCCATATAGATAAATTTCCTTCTCTATGGTCTTCCCAGCTAGACATTGATGGGTTAAATTCTCTTAACGCTTTAGGTGCTTTAGTTTCAAGTTTATTTAATTTTTCTACATTAAATACATTTTTACCTGATACAACAAAAGCTTCTTCAGCTGTAGATGGGTATTCTTGTCTAAACTTAGACTCGCCTCCCTCACCTATTTTCATTCTTCTCCACCAAAGTTGACCATCACTTAAGTCATATTCTTCGGCTATCTCATTCTCTTCTATAGTCCTTTCAAAATTATCTGGAGGATCCATAGTGTATTCTTTAGTCATAAACCAAGGAAGGAATATAGGAACGTAATCGTTCTCTCCTCTCTCAGCCGCNTTCCACATTCTGTAAAAAGCACCAGTAGCACCATTAGCTGTAGACTCTAATATAATTTCTGTACCATCTGAAGATGACACACCCTGAAATAGTCCAGCTAAAATTTTGTCATCGTTTTGCCAAAAGGCACACTCTGAACAATGCAGTATCGTGGGCGTAGTTCCCCTGCCAGCCTCTGGAGACCCTGCTGTGTATAATCTGTATCCTGAGTCGTTATGTGAAAACTTAACTTCTTTTGCATTTGATCTAACAAGTTCAGGTTTAAAATCATCCGACATCCTGTCAATAAAATTCTTTGACATTGTAAACAAAGCATCAGATGTTGCACTATCNTGTGCAATTACAACTGATCTTGTATGGGCTGTGTAGAATGTTTTCCAGAATACTCTACCAGCAGTATAAGTAGATATACCTTGCTGTCTAGCTTTTAACACTAAAGCTCTTACTCTTCCTTTTTCTTTTATCTGTTTTTCGATGGCTTTGTGTATTTTGGCTTGTGCTTCATTAAATTCAAATTCAACATAACCTTGTGATGCGTCTTTAGTTATTATTCTAAGTTGGTCTTTTGCAAAGTCTTTAAAATTATTTTTATTTCTTTCTACTCTCTTTCTTTTTTCTAATTCTTGTTTTATTTCTAACTCTTTTAGTAACTTTAACTTATAAGACTGTTCATCTAATTCCATATCTCCTCCATAGAAGTGCTGGTTCCTTGACCTTTACTACCAGCGGAGTAAGTCGGAGGAGTGGTCAATTTCTATATCCTTCCATAAATCTTCGGTAGTATTTTAAGTCGTCTCCTCGACCTTTCTTGCTGTTAACGCCAAATCTCCAATCACCAATAACATTAGTCAAAGGATCTCTTGCAGCTTGTGAAAAACCCATAGGTTTTTTTTGGTTAACTTCACTTCTAGCATTTTTATAATGATGATCTATTAAAACCCTAGCAAGTCTATTATAGTCTGCTTGATCTTGCTCTGTAGTTAAATGACCACTCCCACCATAATCATATTTTGGATCATAACCTTCCAAATCTTTTTCATTACCATACTTTAAAAATAATTTAGATTGGTCTAAAAATCTATTTGAGTAATCTTTAAGATCGTCTGGGATGACCCCTCGATCCATCATGTCTTGAACCAAAGTACCGGTAATTTGTACTGGACCATACGCAGAACTTCCCCCGGGGGCTAAGTTGGCATTAGTTCTAATAAAAGCATCTTCTCCTTCTAGACCTCTGGTTTCTGCGTTCTTAAAAGCAGCATAGAGTCTATCTGTCTGATCCATATCTTGAGATACTTGTGCAAGACCTTTGAGTCTTGTCATAGCTTGTTCTCTTGGTGTCAT